CCGACCAGCACCGTGTCATCACGACCGGAGTGTTCGCTGGTTTCATCGCCATCGGTATCGACCACGCTGATGCCATCGGATTTGAGTTCCGAGTGCGTCAGCGTCAGACCGATGTGATGTTCTTTCCAAGGGAAGATCGCTTGAGTGAGGTTCGCTGGTGTGTAGTACAAAACTTGGTCATCGAGTTGATAACCCACCAACGAGTCCCCAGTACCCGGGGCGGCAGTGTTGCCATAGTCGCCCTTCACACTGATGATGATGTTTCCCTTACCGCCGGGAAACGACTTGGCCTTGCTCTCCATCATGGCGAGCAAGGGTTTTTCTTGGATGGCTTCCTGAAAGGCAGTGCCTTTGTTGAGCCAATAGTCCAACGCCGCTGTCGTGATATGCGACAGCAACGGGGCCGTATACGTCGGCATTTCCGCGCACCTTCAAACTAAACGCGCGCGCGCTCGATGGCCTGAGCAACAGCCTCCTTGAGGGATTTGGCTTCGGGCGCAGCGCCGTTGGTTCGGCCTGTGCTACTCGGTTGTCGTGATGTCGGGCGTTTCGGAGGTGCCCACTGAGCAGAGTGCTCGTTCACACGCCTGTAAGCTTCGTTCGCGATCTCTAAGGCGGCTTCCGGCGTCTGCGGGCGACCTCGTGCGTGCACCACAGACCACATCACGTCCTGAAGTAGCGGTTTTTTTCGCGCGTAATCTGGATCGGACTGCATCGTTGCCTGCTCCCATACGTTCACAGCTTGAACGACGGCAGACTGAAGGTTCTGCTGCGCAGTCTCCTGCACGGTCTGGTCGTAGCGTTGCGCGGTGCGCAGCCGGGCAGTGTCTGCCAGACCACGATCCATACGCTCACGCGCGAACAGGCGCGCAGCCTCGGTAGTCATGTGCCCTTCACGCACCCGCTGTTGCAGGTCTTGGGGCAAGGTGACGCCGAGATACTGTTCAGCCAGATCGACGTAAGGCCTGACACCCTCGTAGAAGGCCTTGAAGTCACCGCGCCGCATCGCTGCGGCCAGTTCAAGGGTGAGCAGAAAGTCGTCCTTCCCGATATCGTTATCGATCAGGTACTTCTGCACACTGGCAGCCGCTTCAGCCTGCGGCATTCGAGAATTTAACTGCTCGATCTGCTGCCGCTGTTTGTCTGCCGTGATCCTTGCCTCATCGCGCTGCCGGAGGAGTTTTTTGACGCGCCGACGACCGCCGCCTTGGAAGTTTCCTTCCAGTATTTCCTGCGGCGTCGGGTCTTCCGACAGATCGGAGAGGTCTTCTTCGTCGTGTGGTGCAGTTTCAGATTTTGCTGCGGGTGCTGGCGAAGCACCTCCCGCCTCTTGACCTTCTCGCAACTGATCAGGGCGCGGCTTGTCGGGGACCGCCTTCTGCACAGCGTCGAGTAAGGCTTCGCGGGTGGTTGCCGGTTTCGCGCTTGGCGATGGCGCGGAAGTCTCGCCGGGAGATGTCGATGGAGATGCCGGTGCCTGCGCGGGTGACGCAGGCGACGGTGCTGCATTTTCAAGCGCAGGCGCAGTTGGTGTCGAGTTTTCAGCGTCGGCCATTGGCCAACACCTCGCTCGACCCAAATCTCCCCTGAAGGCGCGGAAGATAGACTAGATAATTTTATTGCGCAAACAGTCAGCCGCGCTCGTAACTCACAGTGTCATCACCGTCGTAGCCGGTGCGGCGCGAACAGGACTGTTCCAGCATCGCCGCCAGCTTCGGATCATGCACCGTGTCAGGACGCATTTTGTCAGGACGCACTTTAATGCGTTTCGCATATGCGTCCTGTTGTGGTAGCGGCGGGCTTACGTTTGTCACTGCCGCCGCTCTACCGGCAATTTCTGTGCCGTCAGCTATGCGCGCATGCTGGATGGCTCGACCACCGACTAATGCGTTTCCGATAGAGCGGATCAAATTTGGCCGCTCGACATCGAGCATCCTGCCGTTCGGCAGGCCGCAGCGATTGATCAGGCGCTTCTCAAGGCGCGCCCAGAGTTCGGCAGCGCGTGCGATCTTTGTCATGGTGTTGCTCGCTTAAGGGCCAGAAGCGATGAAGGGGCAATTTTTATCGCCGCCTCGCTCGCCCTGAAAGTAAAAGCGCGGCTTGTCGATTTCGACTTGCTGCAAGAACCGGCCAAGGGTCTGAGTAAAGAGCGGCGGCAGTTGAACGAGCGACCAGCCGAAGGGCGTATAGACCACGGCGGCATCGCCCTTGTCGTCAATCGCTAACCCAACAATGGTGTAGAGGCCGCCCTTATAGTGCCGCCACGCTTCGCCGGTTGCCGGTATCCGAAATTCTGCCTGTTCCATTATGTCGTCCATTTAGCGGCGGTAAGCGCATGTTCTGCACATTTGCGGATCGCAATGAGCATCAGACTTGCTTCCGAATTGCGCTTTGTAATTTCAATCATGTCCTGTAGTGCCTTCCGCAGTCGCATGTTTTCAGCGTAAAGCTCGTCGCTGCGTTTAATCTCATTGGCAAGGTGCTGATCAAAGGCCATCGGTTGTTCCTATAGGGCGCATATTCATTCTGTCGGCAGTTTTGGTAGCGGCATCCAGTGAGTCGGTGCGGAAACATATTCGGTATCGCTCGTCCACGTGCCGTTACCCTCGCAGCTAACAACCGAGCAAATTTTGGATTTGGACCAACATCCGAGTATTTCGGTCCCATCCTTCGGCGCTGTCTCTATTTTCTGCCAGTCGCTCATAGACCTCTCCCGTGTGGGCGCATAAGCGTTCAGCCTCCCGGTGGCGGCGGTCCTCCGGCTGAGCCGGGCGGCGGCGTGCCGGTCAACTGGCCGGTCATGTCTGGCGGGCCACCCGGCGGCGTGTTGCCCATGCGCGCGGTGTTGTTGGCACCCTGCGGTCCCTGACCTGCGCCCGCGGGCGCACCGGTCGCGCCCATCTGCCCGCGCACCATGCCGTTCATCGCCACGATGGACGGCAGCATGCTCTTGAACGCCTGCGTGAGATCGAAGCGGTCGTCGAGCCGCTGCAGCAAGTCCTTGGCCAGATAGTTGGGATCGATACCGGGGATTTGCAGCAGCAGCGGGTAGATGCGCTGGGCGTTGGCGATGTCTTGCGCCGCGTTCGGTCGGCCCATCGAACCGGCCTCGATCTCCAGATAGATTTCCTGCGCGATGTCCTGCCGCGACAATTCCGGCCACACCGCGCCGGGGCCGACGATCTTTTCGACGGTCGGCTTCGACATCTCGGCCATGAGGATTTGACCGCCGTTGCGCGCCAGTTGCGTCAACAGATCGTTGAGATCATCGATGTTGGAACCCATCGACGTCATGCGCGAGCCTTCGGCAACCTGCGTTTGCGTCGCCGTCGTGTCGGACGTGCCGCCGAGATTGGCTTCCTGAATGCCGGTGGTACGCAGGATGTCCTCGTAGACCGGGTTCACCTCATACAAATTGGGATCGATGCCCGGGCCGCTGTAGGCCTGCAGCAGGTTCTTCACGTCCTGATTGGGCTGCAGCGCGTTCAACTCGACCACCGCATTGGCGGCACGGTTCTCCAGCTTGTCGAGGTCTTCCTCCTCCATGGTGCCCGCCACCACCGCGGTGAACGGGCGCGCGGCGATGCGCTGCTCCTTGAGGCCTTCGCGGCAGCGGTTGTATTCGCGCTGCATGTCGCGGATCAGCCGCACGTCGGACGGCGGATAGATTTCGGTCTCGTGATCGCACTCGTTGAAGATCAGCGGATACCAAGGAAAAAACCGCTCGTTGTAGATTTCCGGTGACGCTGGCTCACGCAGGAAGTCGTTGTAGCCATCGCACACGGTGTAGATGAGGCCGTCCTTGCGGCAGTAGATGTCCCACACGAGGCAGAAATCATACTCGCGATCTGCCGCCTTGCCGCCCTCGACCCAGTCGTAACCGGCGGTCATCTCGCGCGCCATCTGCACCGGATCGGGGCCGCGCAAGTCCCAGCACTTGTAGCCGGTAAACTCGGTGCCGACGTCGATGCCGTAAATCTCCTCGATGTCGTTCTTGGTCAGAATGTACTGCTCCGCGACCCAGTCCGCGCCAAGGAAGTTGCGCAGTTCAAGCGTCTTCACGTCGGGGATGATGTTGGTCGGCAATGGGTAATCAAACGTCAGCCCCTCGCGCGCGACAAAGTCGACCTGCTTGGCCATGTCGTTGATCAGCAGGCGCAACTGTTCGGCCTCCTTGTCGTTCTCATCGGTGAGATCGTCGGCCATGTCGGCGGCAAGGCGCTCGATGGTGGCAAGGCGCTCACCGGCATCGGCGATGCCCTTTTCGAGATTGGGGCTTTTCTCCATCACCCGCTCGAAACCCAGCTTCACATAGCCGACGCCGCAGGTGACGGTGCGGCGCACGACCATTTTCATCATTTGTTTGAAGGAGTGCACCTGCTGATCGACGTTGTAGGCGTAGAGCAACTCCAGCGTCTTGCCGAGTTTGTCCATCAGCGCGTTCTGCGCCTTGACGCGCGCGGCATCCATGGCGACCGCCATGCCCTGCTGCGCCGCTGCCATCATCGCCGGATTGCTTTGCACGGCGCTCATCGCGCCCATGACGCCGCTCATCGTCGGATCGCCGCCCATCGGCGGCGCACCCGGCATTCCCGGCGGTGCGCCGGGCGGCATTCCCTGTAGCGGCATACCCGGCTGCGGCGGCATCCCCGGCATCACCCCCGGCTGCGTCATTTGCTGAACCATCATGCCGCCGGTCTGCACAAGTTGCTGCAACTGCGTCTGCGTCTCGTCCCACGCCGTGGCGATCATGCGCTCGCGCTTGCGCGCGATGGCCTTGGGATTTTTGGCGTAGAGGAAGGCCGTCTTTTGCGCGACGAGGCGCAGCGTCAGATTGGCAACGTAGCGCGGATCGGCAGTGTTGCTCCCATCACCGCTCGTCGGGTTCAGGTTGCCCTTCGACCACTGATGGCCGAAGGCAAAGTCCTGATCCTCCAGCATGCGCCGGAAGGCTTTATCCCAGTGCTTTTTCGCCGCCTTGACGCGCCCGGTCCATGCCGCGACCAGCGCCTTGCGGCGATCCGGCGGGTCGGGTGCATCGCGCGGGATGGTGTCTTTCTTGTCGGGATTTTCCGTCTGCGCGTAGCCAAACTGGACCGTGCCATCCGCCGCGAGCATCTGCGCCAGCAGCGATCCGCCAACCGGCCCGCCCATCGTTGTGTCTACAGCCATCCGTTGAGGCTCCTCTTGCGCCGGTCAAGCCCCTCGCGACGTCTGGTGCCCGCAAGCAGTGCGCGGAACGTGCCTTCCGCAACGACTGGCGTCACAGGCCGCTGCTTGGTTCGCGGCCTCATCTTGTTTAGTCCCAGTCCGATGAGCGCCAAGGTGTCGACGAAGTCGTCCTTGTTGCCCAGCGGGAATTTCAAAATCTGATCTTGCGCCTCGCCCCACCATCTCGTCCAGCCGGGGAAGTGCACCATCTTCATTGCCGCGCGCG